GTTGATATGACTATCTGGTTATTTTCGGGACAAAAGCATGATACTTTCAACATGTACCGTATTTCTAAACTTTCAAAAGTTCAGTTTTGCGTGTCCTTTCATAGCCTTTATAATACTGTAAAATCAAGGCTTTTTCAACAGTTCAGTTTTTACTGCTTTCTACATCTTACTGTTATATATTTCTGTCGGTGGCAAAATGGTGACATTGCCACCAACATACAAAAACTCGCCACCCCTTCCAGCAAGAGATGGGGCTATTAATGTTTTACATGCTCGATTTTCCTACAATCAACAACACCCTGCACTGTTGCTTTAATTCCTCCATATCCGCTGTCGTCCGATGTGATTACCGTTCCTTTTGGAATTGTAACTGTTACATCTTCCACCAGTTTCGCTTTATCCCCTTTTTTGAACAATGGCAATAAATCATTGCATTTCATGTATCCCTTCTGTGTGATTTCTACAGTTACCACTTCTGTTCCGGTGTCTAACACTTTCACCTTACTTCCCTGCGCCAATGTCTGTCTTACTGCATTACAATCACCTGTAGTATATACATTTGCTTGATTTGCAGTGTAGGCTTCTCCTGGATAAAATTGTCTCTTACTCATATTGTTTGTACCTCCTTTGATTTCTGCCGGAAAATCTCTGTAGCAGATATTCATGTCCACTCTTCCGTTAATTCCACTTACTGTTCCATCACTTGTGTGCTGCCAAATATCACACGCTACGGTCGGTTTATTTGATGAGTATCTTGCAATCCATTTTGTGTATCTATCAAGCTGATTTCCGATGATATTCTGAAACCAATTTTGATTCGCGTAGATACCGACCACGTATCCAGCTTTTTCAATAATATCACAGAAAATTTTCGCACCAGCAACTGCATGGCTTTCAGTGCCTGATTCCTCCAAGTCCAAATAGACTGGATAGCTTAACTTGTATCCGCTGATCAGACGTAACACATGTGCTGCTTCACTCCTACTCTGCGCTTCTGATTTTGCATAAGAGTAAATATACACCCCAAATGGAATTCCAAGCCTTGTACATTCGTCTGCATTACGAAACCACTGACTATCGTCTTGTCCGACAATATCATCTCCATATCCACATCGGAGAATTGCTCCTTCAATTCCACTGACTTTTACTGCATCCCAGTCAATTGTACCGTTATGATAGCTTACATCAATAATCTTTCTTTCCATATTAATCCCCTTTCAAAAAAGAGAGCGATTACTCGCCCTCTCACTATTCTTTATTTGCCTGTTTGATAATTTGATTTACATATGTACTCAACCCAGCTACTAATACCCCCTGTACAATCGCTGTGAATACTGCCATTGCAATCTCTTGCATTGTTCCAATCGGACATGTAGCAATTACATAGATGGTAGCTAATAAGATACCAGTAGCTCCTAAAATTACCGGGATATATTTGTCTTTTACTGCCTGAGTCTGTTTCAGACCCATTCCAACAAAATATAATACAATCGCTACCACTATAAGTTCCGGTTTAATATAATTTATAATTTGTTCCATATTCATCAACCTTTCTTCTCAAATGCAATTCATCAATTTCTCGCTTCATTTTTGTAATCATACCATTACCACCTAAAGCGTGATAAGCATCATACATTTCACAAAAATTTTCATAAGCGTATGAAGGGATTTCTTGTAGCATCATGTACTTAGTATGATATTCAATCAACTGTACACGCAAAAGCAACATGGTACCTTTACTATTTGCATCCCTATCTTTCTTCTGATTTTTTAATAACCAAACGACATACCCCATTAAAGCTGTTAATATGATTGGTAGTGCAATGGTATAGGTCTGATAAAATAATTCTTCCAACGGATTCATCCTTTCTTTGATACAAAATAACCGCTATCAGACCTCATATAATGGTCATATAGCGGTTATGATTGCATCTGTGATAATTTGGTTACTCTGCTAATTCAGGACAATCAAGGTCAATCAGCACTTCTTTTACTTTGTCCTTAATTCTGTCAGGTACTTCCACAAAAGTTTTCTTACCTTTGATGATTAGTGTTGCATATACAACTGCCATTTGCTTCACATCCTTTCTGAATAAAATTTGATATATGATGAACTGAAACATCAGTTATCACCACCCAAGATTTCTTGAACTGCCGCTTTCAGTTTATCTGGCACATCTTCAATTGTTTTCAATCCTTTTTTGATTAGTTCTGCATAAACTTTTGCCATAACTCTTCACCTCTTTCTACAGTATCATTTCATAAACTTCTGTTAAAGCCACTTGGGTGTCTGTCACCTGTTGTCCCAATGATTCATTCTTTTCAGCCTGTAATTTGATGTATTCATCCTTTTCATATTCTGTCAGGATAAATTCATACCCGGTAAATCCCGGCTGTTCGTCTGTTCCCGGTTCGTTTACCTGAACTATGTCAGAATTTACAAATACCTTTGTTTCGGTCAGTTCCAGTTCAAGGGGCTTTACTGTACTTCTTTGTTTTCCATACTCTTTCATGCTGCTTTCAATCCTTTCTTTGAATTTGGTTTTATGTTGTGTATATAATAATCATCCGCATAAGGTAATAGCGGTACAACATACTTTTGATGTAGCCGGAAAGAATCACAATGTTTTAACCATCCTTTATAGCTGTTGATGCAACACCATTCAGAATAGTTCATCATGTTCCCGGCTTCCACTTTTCGCCTGATTGCGGTCAGTTTCTTTTCCATATCCAAACAGGTTGTTTTTCTCAATAAGGTGTATTGATAAAAAGTCCGATACCCTAAGAAGTCCACACCTCTAACAAAAGATGGAAACACCTGCCAATTTGGTTTTATATTCAATTTCAGTTCACTCTTAAAATGAACATCTATTTCTTTTCTTAACTCATGCAATTCTTCCTTTGTTCTTGCAAATATACAAATATCATCCATATATCTAAAATAATATTTGACGTGTTTCTGTTCTTTAATCCAATGATCAAAACTTGAAAAATAATAATTACCTGAATACTGTGAAAGATAGTTTCCTATTGGTATTCCAGTTTCAGGGTCAATATCTTCTTCCAACAGATAGATTGATGTTAAATCTTCAATTTCTGCTGTTTTGATACTATCAATAATTTCATTCAGTAACCAAAGAAGATCTGTATCTTTAAACATTCTTGCATACTTCTGTTTTAGAAGTTCGTGGTTGATTGACTGATAATAGTGTCTTGCGTCCAATTTTAAGCAATATCTGCATTCTTCCGGGTCATTCCACATTGCAGATTGTAATTTTGTCAGACCCTTGTGTATACCTCTGTTTGGTATTGCTGAATAGGTGTCAGCAGTTAAGTTATTGATTATACAAGGTTCAATAACCTGTAAGATAGCCCACTGACAAATTCTGTCAGGGAAATAAGGCAGTTTGTAAATTTTCCTTAACTTTTTACCGTCCTGTTTATAAAACACCTCATAGTCAGATGTTTTGTAAGTGTGGTTGATAAGCATTTCCTGAATCTGTTTCAGGTACTTGTCAGGGTCTTTGTCAATCTCCTGAACCTCTCTGTACCAACCTTTTCCTTTCTTTGCGTGTTGGTGTGCTTTTCTTAAATTTTCAAGGTCATAAATCTTTTCATATAAGTGATCATAGCGTTTCATTCCTTGGTATTTGCATTATCCGAATTTCAGTCGGCATTACTGCCCGGTAAATACGGTTGACCTTTCCTTATTGTTCGTAAGTAAGACAGTATTCCCGGTTGGGTTGTCTGCACCGTCTATTTTTCTGTTTTGCCTAGTGGCATGGTTGAAAGAACCGCACAGTATTATAGAAATAGCCGGATGTTTCCACCCGGCTATATTTTGCAATTATTAAGTGACCCCTGATATTCCGATTACGATTACCAACACTGTTATTCAGATTCCAATAGAAACTGCCTGCATTACTGCCATTATTCCAATTACTGCCTAATTGAGTGATTGTATTTTTTAATGGTTTCCGCTACAGGTAAATAACGAAAATATCAGAAGTTCTTTCAACCTAATGAATTAAATTTACAAGTTACATTTTAAGCTGCCATTTTCTGCTTCCATGCTTCGATTGCAGCGGTATAAGTAGCAGAATCACGCGTTGGAATATATACCAAGCGACCCCCGAAATTCCGAGCACGATTACCAACACCGCCATTCAGATACCAATAGAAACCGCCACCAGCCCAATAACCGCCCAATAGAGCGATACGGTAACCGTTCAAATTGACAGTGATATATGTGTAATCACCAACAGGTAATGAACTGTTACCAAGGCATTCTGACGCAATAAATAACCAGTCACAAGCTGTTGAATATCCCATTGCTGAAATATAACCATTTGCGTTTGTTACTGTGAATCCGGCAGGCTCATAGTTTCCACTGTTCTTTGATTCTGCAAAACTGAAATCAGAACAAATATAAGGCTGACCACCGCCCATTTTTCCATTGCCCCAAATATTGATACCATAGACAAATTTCCAAATGTTACCCCAAAAGTTTTCTTTACCTCTCCAACATACAGAAGTCTTACCGTCAACAGCGTACTCTTTAGCAACACCACCTTCATAAGTGGTTGTTTTCTCTGCCCTACCTGTACCATTTCCAAGGCTTGCTGTACTTCCGGTTGCAGCTGCATATGAACTTGTTGTGTCACTTCCTGTAGTCCAAGGTAAGGAAACAACACCCTGTGCAATAGCTGTCTGCAAGTTCATCATACCCATTTCAATAATCATAAGCATTTGTTCAGCAGAAACTTGTTTAATAAGATCACCATGCCAATTTGCACCTCTATTTTGTGCCATCTGTTCAATAGCTGTTCTTGTAAGTCCCTGAGTTGAACCGGATGCAGGTCTTGCACCTGAAATTGAAGAAAATTTATCTCCACCTGCATTCATAACCTGTTCATCTTGTAACAAATACGCATCACCGTCTGCATCCCAAATACTACCTTCATAAGCAGATGTGAGGAAATAGTCAATTTCATTACCATTTGCATCATAGAAAGCCGGATGTAGTCTAAAACCTGCACGTGGTTTTTCTGATACATAATAATTTGCTTTTCTAAGATTGTATCCTATTCCGGTGTCAATTGGGTCATATACCACCGGACAAACCAAATAATAGAATTTAGACTGATAGACCATGACCTGCCCCATTGAACCATCTTCCTTGTAGTCCGGATCACCATACCATGCCACGATTGTACCGTCATCAGCCACATTACAACGTCTGCGACCACCGAACATAGAAAAACGGTCAAAGTCTGCACCTGCTTGCAGATTGACCGCCCCGGCAATACGCTTGAATGTTTTGTTTTTGTAGTCCACCTGAACACCAACAATATCATCATCTGTCAGACCTAAGTAAGCCCTCAAATCTACTACTCCTGCAAGAATTTCCTGACTGTTGAAGTTCTCACTTCTTAATTCTTCAATGTTGAATGCTGCGGAAGTATTTTCTGCTACCAATGACTGCAATACCTGATTTGCAGTAGTGACGGAAGCATCCAGTTTTGTTTTCGCTGTATTTGCCTGTGTAATGACTTCCGATAAATCCGTTTTTACCTTTCCGGCACTGGTAATCACATCCGACAACTGACTTTTTGCTGTGTTTGCTTCACTGATTGCTGCATCAAGATTTTTCTTTGCGGTTGCTGCGGTACTGTTGGAAGTGTCCAACTGACCTTTAATCTGATTTGCAGCATTGATCACATCCTGTAAGTTTCCTTGTACAGTCCCGGCACTTAAAATTACCTTTTCAAGATTTGTCTTTGCAGTATTCGCACCGGAAATTGCAGTATTCGCATTTTCCGTTGCTGTTTCAACTTTTGCCTTGGTACTGTTCGCTGTACTTGTGGCACTTTTCAAGTTTTCTCTTGCCTTTTCAGCAGTAGATGTTACTGCTGTCAAATTTGACTTCGCTATATTTGCGGTAGACGCTGCAGACTGTAATGCTTTCACAACTGCCTGTGCAGAGGTTACCTTTACATCAAAGTCAGCAACCTGATCTTCTACTGCATCCTTAGCGGCAATTATATCTTTCTTAATATCTGCATAGCTGTTATTGTCATCATTGACCTTTTTCAATGCGTTGACAATGGAAGAACGGACTTCTTCCCCATATTCAGCCTGTTCAATCTGTCTGATATATTCATCAATGTTTGCCATGCTTATTCACCATCTTTCACTTCATTTACAATATAGAGATCATACTTGCACTCCCATTTCGTACAATTCGCAAACTGCAAGTTGTAAATCTGTAATCTGTGTATTTGCATTCTCCAATGCTTCTTTTAATACCGTATTTTCTGTTTCTACTTCTGCTAGACGTTCTGCTGTTGTTTCTCCAGCTTTTTCCAGCGCAACTCCGTATATTCCACCTGTGTACTCTTCGATTCTTAATAATTTCGTGTAGTTTTCATGTTCCGCAATGAGCTGTTCCCGCTCTATGATTGTGATTTTCCGGCAGGCAAACTCGTCTTGGAATTTTGTCCGAAGTTCTTCCTGCGTTGCACTAATTGTTTTGATTTGCAATAGGTTTCCTACAAGTTCTACCGATTGCGCTTGTAGTTCTGTTGCATCGTTAAATTTTAATTTCATATCACTCACCTACTTCCATCTTCCAATAGTCACCCATTCAATCGCACGATCATAACTTACTTGTTCCGCCTGAGATGATACATTAAAATGGTTCGGCGTTCTTTGATTGTTATTTCCACCACTGTCTCCAACCCAAAGTTTTTCAATCAAATTACCATTACGCCCGGGTGTTAAACTTACCCTATATCCTGCGTCACGATATGGTACTTGTAGATTTACACTTGATGTCGCAAGCTTAACTTTATCGTGCGTTGTTGTGCCCCACTGCAAAAGAAATCCATTGGAAAATTTTATGTAACTGTCTCCGATCTCAGAAACATTGTCAGATAAACTTTTATATATAGTGGACATATTAATTAATAATGTTTTAAACTTTTTATCAACTGATGTAATATTTATACCGTTCAGTTTAACAGCATACATTACACATTCCTTTGTTGTTTCACCTAATAATATGTTCCCATCTACAGTTTCAGGTTCTTCCGGTACTTCATTTGTCTCTTTTCCTTTAATTACCACCAATTCTGCATTCTCTGTACCGGTATTCGATTTTTTGTACCTCATTACAATTAAGTCAATACGGTTTTTCCCTTGTGCTCCATTATCAATCGTTACAGTTGTACTATCATTAGGCGGTGTGTATATATGTCTACCTTGCATTATCGCATCACCATCATATATTTTTATTTTATTATTACTTTGTATTTCTGCTTTAAATTTATTTCCAGATTCTAATACAAAGAATCCATCTCCAAAAATATTTCTATACAGAGACCCGTCCGCTTCGGCAGATACTGGTTTCCCTGTATCGCCTGTATTCAATTGTACTCCCATTATTTTTCACCAACCTTATACGTTATTGACATTGTATCATTTTTTATTTTTATGATTTCTGCATTCACAGTTTCTTTCAGTTCTATTTTTGTAATTCTATTTTTCCCACCGACTATGTCACCAACTGTCACATCCAGTTTTTCAAACACTGCTGAAATACTATTACGACTTTTCAAATCTTCAAGTTTTTCAATTCCATTTGCTTCAAGTTCTGACTCCGATTCTGAATTACCGTAATCGTATGTTTCTGTTATTTCTTGTAATCCTGTAAAATATTGCGTTTTTCCAATATTTCCCAAATTATCTACATACAAATGTATGATTACTCTATCTTTCAATTCTCCACCACCAAGGCAAATCAGATGATTTACACCGCCTTGATTAGTCTCCATTATGACTTTCATTCCATAATCATCTGAATATTCATACTTTTCAGACAAATCCATTATTGGCACTGCTTCAATGTTAACCATTCCGTTTTTCATTGTGATTAATATTTTCGCTTTGACTTTCTCTAACATTTTTTTTATTCCTGTATATGCATCTATGTAACGCTCAAATTGATAATTTTGTATAATTATATTTGACTTAATTGACGGCACATTAAAAAAATCAAATAAATCAATTTTTTTAATGATTTCTCTCAATATATCATTTGCGTCACCACTAACAGTGTAATAATCTTTTCCGGCATCCACACATAATATTTTTTTCTGTAGTATTCCGCGCCAGCTTCTTCCACTGTAATATACAATTTCTTTTTCTGTATCTATTTTAATTGCGTCAACAATGCCACCGTATTCTGTTCCATCCACATACCAAATAGATTGTTCTGTCATACAATTATTTTTTAAGTTCATTTGTAGTTCAAAATCATTTTCATTGCCGATGTCTAAATCAATACTATACTTTCTTAACTCTCCCAACGGTAGTTTATTTTTATCTGTGTAAATTACCACGGTGGTTCACTCCTCTTATCTAACAAAATTAAATCAAATCCAAATTTTCCATTCCAAGATATAAATTGTGTTCCAGTTTGTATTTTTTCAAAAATATAACTTTGTTTTTGTGCTGACCAAAAAACATTTTCTGTGTCCCCATTTTGCTTTATGATTAGAATGGTCTTGTCATACGAATTTATTTCTAAGCGCTCATTACTTGCGAGTGATACATTTACTTGATACGTATTTTCCCCTATCATAATCAATGGATTTGTTGTACTACCGTATATTCGTAATATAAAGTCAGATGGTACTATGCTAGTATTGATTATTGAATCTGATACAGATTGATTAGAATATCTATATGGATATAAATATGGATATTTTTTTGTATGACCATTTACATATGAACCTGTTTCATTTTTTGTAAATTGGTATGTTTTTTCACGAACCCAATCGGGACTATCCGAAATAAATATTCCATCTATCTCTATATACTTTTCTGTCAAATACCATCTAGTTTTTTTCGATGATATAAAATAACACTTAAAATGATAATCATTGATTATGAACTTTCCAAATATATTCGAAAGTACATCTTGCTCAAATACCTCAAAAATCTTATTTCTTTTTTCTATCCCTTTTTCTTTTGTTTCTGCACAAATGATGATTTTTACTTTCTTTTTCACAACACCTTTACGAAAATTTGTAATTTCATCATAGTTTGTATCATATGACCATTCATAATCTCTCATATCACTCGATGTTAAAAACAAACCATCTGAACCAAATTCAAGAACTTGGTTCAGATGGTTTACATAAACAGCCTTATCCAGCATATTTTTTCACCAACCTTATAATTTCACGATTGTCAAATTCAAATTCAACATGATTCACTAATACATCAATCAACATATCTTTATAACCACCACCGATTAGCCAATCTAACAAAATGCCCAACATTTCTATCAATTTACTGTCGCTTGAATTTGTTCTTACTGCATTTTGAATCATGTTCATCAAGCTTTCTGTTCCGACAACCGTTTCACTTCCGGCTTCACCACCTGCCAAGAACTGATTTGACTTAGCGTTGTAACCGAAAATAGTAGGCTGATTCATGATCATACCATCATCCATTGCTTTCTTATACCAGTCAATGCCAAAGTGCGGTACACTTGGCGGTGTCAAGCTGAAAGAACCACTGATTGAAATATGTGGTAATTTCAAATGTGGCAATGACCATGAAAAATTGAAGAAACTTTTAATTCTGTTTATAGCGTTACTTACAATGTTCTTTGCACCTTCAAAGATGCTGCTAAACTTTTCCTTAATTGCACCAAGTACGTTCGACACTGTAGATTTTGCAACATTCAGACCACTTGAAATAGTGGACTTCACACCGTTGATCACATTAGATACCGTTGACTTGATACTGTTCCAAACACTTGTAAAGGTTGATTTAATGCTGTTCAGTATACTTGAAATAGTAGACTTAATTGCATTGAACACACTGCTGATTACTGACTTAATCGAATTGATTACATTGGTTACAGTCGTTTTGATTGCATTCCAAATATTTGTAATCGTGGTCTGAATTGCATTCAGCACTGTAGAAATGGTTGATTTTATCGCATTCCATACAGTTGTAAATGTATTCTTGATACCTTCCAGTATTGGCTTAAGGAATGAAACAATGGCATTCCATACGGTTGTAATAACCGTCTGAATGTTGTTGATTGCGGTTGATACCGCTGTTTTTATTGCTTCCCATATTGTTGTAAAGGTATTTTTAATACCGTCCAATATAGGGGTCAGGAATCCAACAATAGCATTCCAAATATTACTGATGGTGGTTGAAATTGCATCAAGTGCTGTTGATACAGCGTTCTTGATAAACTCCCAAGCTGCAATGATATATTCCTTGCAGTTTTCCCATATAAACATCCAAGGCATTGTGATGATCTGAAATGCAGCACTGATGATTTCACCAATAAACATTATGGCAACTTGCACCGCATTCTTGATTGTTTCCAACACTGCACTTACAGTATCAGCTATTGCAGTAAACACATTGGTTACTGTTTCTTTTATGGCATCTATCTTTTCAGATATTGCTGTTTTGATGTTCTCCCAAGCCTGTTTGATTGAATCAACTAAACCTGTGAAGAATCCTTTGATTGCTTCAATGGCGGTACTTACTGCTTCTTTTACAGATTCCCATGCAGTCTGTACTTTCTCCACCAATCCACTAAAAAAGCCTTTGATAGCGTCAATAACCGTACCAAAGACTTCCTTTATTTTTTCCCAAGCATTTGTGACTGCTTCTCTGAATCCATCATTGGTATTCCATAATGTGATCAGTGCAACCACAAGCCCTGCCACAAGCGTGACTATAAGAACTATAGGGTTAGCATTTAATGCAGCATTGAAAAGCCACTGTGCAATAGTAGCACCTTCGTTTGCTGTTTTGTATGCTGTCCATGCTGTTGTTATGGCACTAATCAATGATGATATTGCCATTGCAACCTTTAAGGTTACGAACCCGGCAGCAACTCCGGCTATAAGTGGTGACCAATCCTTGAACGTTTGAATAATCTTAGGCACATCTTCAATAAGACCACCTAGTTTTTCAAGGAAGTTTTCAACACCGTCCATTCCTTTTTCAAAGAATGTTGTAAAATCAATTTTTTGAATCCAGTCAAATACCCTTTGTAGGGCATCACCGACAGACGTTGCAAACGCATCCCAGTCTATTGTTTCCATCCAGTCTGACAACTGCTGTAAAAATCCCATAACAGTAGGTGCAAGTTTTGAACCTACTTTTGTAAGGATATTTTCAAACAATGCCTGTACTGAACTCCATGAGCCTGATATTGTAGTACCTGCTTCAAGTGCTGTTGTTCCGGTTATACCTAAGTTATCCTGAATCTTGTGAAGAGCTTCAATCATTTGGTCAAACGTTACGTTATCCAAACTTTCAATCTTTTCACCAAGTACACCTGAATCATTTATCAATCTGATCATTTCAGACTGTGTACCACCATAACCAAGTTTCAGGTTATCCAACATCGTGTAATTTTGCTTTGCAAAACCCTGATAAGCGTCCTGTATAGAACCTATGTCAGTACCCATCTTGTTAGCGTTATCTGACATATCTGTGATAGCAAGGTTGGTCAGTTCAACCGCTTTTGCAGTATCACCGCCAAGACCCTGAATCAATGAAGCAGCAAATGACGTTGCTGTGTCCATGTACTGATTTGAACTCATCCCGGCTGTCTTATATGCCTTTTCAGCATAGCCAATCAGTTTACCGGAACTGTCTTTGAATAGTGTTTCAACACCACCAACCAACTGTTCATATTCAGCATAGTGACCAACCGCTGATTTTGTCACATCTGCCATTTTTTCAGCTAACTGTGTACATCCTGAAATTACTTTTGTGATTGCTGTAGATGCTAAATTCGCAAGCGTGGCTTTCCATGTCGTAAATCCACTGTCTGCATTCTTGGCAGCTTGTCCGGCATCTTCTACTGAATCACCTGCACCATCTGCCTTTTTATCAACATCTTCCAGTGTTTCAGCTGTGTCCTTTGCAGACTTTGAAACCTTTTCAATGTTGTTCACCGCATCAGCGTAATTGATCGTTATTTTTCCGACCAACGAAAAAATATCCAACGATTAGCCACCCCCTTTCAACGGTGGCACGAATCCATTCAGAATTTTATTTGCTTTTTCCACCTGTAACTTAATCTGTGCATTGTTCATTGTCGGTTCAGTTTGTTCAGTCTTTTCAACTTTCGGTGCTGTACTCATAAACCGCTGTTTAAATTCTTCAAAATTTCCAACATCATCAGCAAGTGGGTTTGCTGTGATTGCACAGTATAAGTCCCACTGTTTATCTTCATTGTCCTGTTTCAGGACTGTTCTAACAGTAGCGTCTAATTTTCCCCGGCTGATTGCTTTATCTAAATAGCTGTAGGGGTTACCATATCTACGGTTGCAGCATTCATCAAATCGTTCTGTTCCGTACCCACTAATTCGGCAACACCCTCGAAAAAATCCATAAGATCATCTTTCTTAGCAAAATCTTTCACCATGACAACAAACTGTTTCAGCTTAAATTTCTTCACATCATCAGCAGTAACCGCTGTACCGTTGTCCCACTCCATACAGTTAGCAAAAAACTTACAGATTTCATTTCTTGCCTTGGAAATGTTCTTGATCAGAATGCCACACACCTTCATAGCAATGACAATACCAACTTCTTTCATATCTGTACCGGATTCCTGCAACTGCTGAATCTCGTCTTTGTCAAATGCACCAATAACCTGTTCTACTCCGATAACTGCAAGAACCTCACAAAAGTCAAATGCGTTATCAACTGTTAAATCCTTAAACCTGAAATCTGCCATGATTATTTATCCTCACTTTCTTTTTTCGATCTGTTTCTTCTACCACCATTTGCAGGTTTATCCTGTTTTGGTGCAGATGTTTCTTCATGTTCAACAGGTTCAGTCTGTTCACTTGCTGTTTCCTGTTCCTGATCTTCTACCTGTTCAGCAGATACAGCGGGTGTTTCCTGCTGCACTACTTCATCAGAAATATCAACCACAAACATTCCTTTGTCCTGAATTTCTGCAAATCTTTCTTCTGTCATATCCAGTTTTTCACCGATCACATGACCTTCACCTGTGTACTTGTCTGTATATTCTCTTACTACTACAACTCGCATAATTCACACCCCCCCTACACAACAGCGTTTGGATAGTAAATAGCAATATCCAACTTGTTTAAGCTGTCGTTTTCAAGATCAGCTGTACACTCAAACTTGACAGCAAACGTTGTCTGTTCAGCGTTCTTTGTTTCCAGTTCAAATGCTTCTGTACAGAGTGCATTCGGTAAAATAATGATTACATTTTTACCGCTTGAAAGTGTTCCAACATATGCAACATTTTCAAGATAATCTGCTTCTGTGATGTTTTCCTTAGATACATATTTGACATAGGTTGTATCTTCGGAAGTAGATTTTACAAGGTGTAATGCACTTACAAGAATATCTTCTGTAAGTTCTGTCATCTGACCTTCAAGTGTGGCAGATTCACCAACCTTCTGTTTACTAACACCTTTGATCAGCACCGTTGCACCGTCCACCTCAACATCAAGCCACTGTGCCTCATAGTTGAACTTAAGACCACCGGAAGTTGCACCAAGTGGTGTACCAGTCCAAACGTTGCTTGATTTCTCATACTTAAGATTTTTGTAAATGACACCTGCACCCAAGATCATATTCTTGATAGTTTCAGATGTAATACCATGCTTTTTTAAGCCCATTCTTTTATGCTCCTTTCCACTCATTTGTGTTAAGTGTTATCGTAATTCTAAAAAGATCTTCTTCACCTGTTGGAATCATTAAACCGTTCCAATAGGTAATAAAAAAAGCAGTTCCTTCCTGAACTGCCCTTAAATCTTCAAATGCTTTTTTTAATTTGTCATTTATTTCTGCAAGCGGTAATTTTGACCCCCTTGACCAACCGTCAAGTGTAAACACACCGCCTGTATATCCGTCCTCTAATCTGTGTTCAGTTTCATTGAACGAACCGACAAAGTAAGGATAGCTAATTTCACCCGTCCATTCACCAAATTCATAGGGAATACCAAGTTGATCAAGCTGATCAGAAATAAAACCAAGCATATCAACCATAATTAACCCCCTAAATTCTGTTTAATGACATTTACAAGCTGTTTCCTTATCTTTGGGGCTACACTCTGAAATGCTTTTGTGAGTGGTTGTCGTGGTGTTTTTCCGTAAGTATGGTAAAATTTACCGTCTTTATTACTCTTATAAACCCAACCGCCTTTTCTTCCATCACCATGCAGTGCATATTCACCAGTACCAAATTCTTCCCAAATCGCATTTTCAAGGTCTGAACCTACAGCAACAGTTGATTCATCTTTTCCTTCATCAACCATATATTTGTAAGACCCCTTTGTTTGTCCGGTATCAACCCGGCTGTTTCTTTGAGTCTGTGCCTGTATTTCACCACCTGCTTCGTGAAGGAATCCAATAACCCCTTCCGATAATGCAGCTTTAATTTTTTCTGTGTTATCTGTAAACTCAACTGACATACTACTGACCCCCTATAAATCTTAAATAGATTTCTAAATGATCATGCATATTCATAGGGTCATCAATCAGAAGGATTTCATACACTTCACCATTTACAACCATTCTTGCATTGTCACTTGTCACATTAACGGTTTCCTGTTCATCCGTCTTACTGATCACACCTGTCAGAAAACTGAATGGATTCCAAACCCAATCAGTTGACAGATTCTTAAGGTTGGTAAAGTCACACAAGAAAATGTGTGTACTTTCCTGAACCTTGGCATAAAAAGTTGTATGCTTTGAATCACCTGTTGATAAGTCCAACCAACCTAAGATTGATGTACAATCAACCCATGTGTTTACACGCTCACCTATGGCATTTTTAGCACCGTTCTTTTTTACCTGTAACAATGCTTGAATGTTACCGCCAACGCTCATATAATCAGAATCTCGCCTTTATATAAGGCTTTAAGAATCCAAGTAAGGCAACAGGATAGCCCATAACTTGATTGTTAGCGTCTTGATCAAAGTAAGTCACACTGTATCTTGACAGTGTTTCAGACTTGACCCCTGTTTTCGGTCTATTCTTAATGTCCCACTTAAGTAATTCAAGTACACCTGCACGAACATCAGCAGGGTATTCCACCTTAGTGATCAGGTTTGTACTTTTGTACAACTCCTGATCAACTCTGATGAAATCATCACCAAGTTCAGTGATCTTATACAATCCATCATTCACCATTGACTGAGAAATCTGAACTGTATCACCTACTTTCAAAAAATCTGACGTTCCAAGCAGTCTGTTACCCAAACTGTCAGCGGTGAACCGAACAAACCGATTCTGAAAATTGTTGTTTGTGTATGCTCTGATCATAAGTTCAGCAGCGTTCAGTTTTTCTTCAATTACCTTTTCATTTTGCGTTGCAAATTCAGGCAATTTCATCACTTCATCAACTGCTAATATCATCAGATCACCCTTTCTTAGACAACTGCTGTACCGACCTTGGACTTGATAAGACCCATCTTAACGTTCTTTGTATTGAACTTAAGGCTGTAGTTTGCAGACTTACCAAGTTCTGCATAAGTCGGTGATTCTTTTGCAATCTGATCAACTGCTAAAGAAAGACCATTCGGATGCAGCACCTTACCCTGCTTTGTATAGAACTTGTCAATACCTGCGGATGCTTCCGGGTCATAGTTGGTTGTATACTGATTCTCATAGTTGTTCTTATCGCAAGATAAAAATGCACCTTCGCCAAACAGATATGTGCTGTAAACCGCATCTGCACTTGCTCCTGTAGCTGTAAATCTATCAGTTACAAGTACGTGTTTACCTGCGATAGTTGGCAATGTGATTTCTTTCTGAATTACACCGTTGACAACATACTTATCATAGTCAACCATTTCCATTTTCTTGTACTCTTTGAAGATCATGGAATGCATAACCATCAGACCAAGACCGCCTGCCATATCACCAAGTGCTGCCTGTTCTGCATCGTAAATTGTACCTGCTTCAATGTTTGTCTTAGTACCTTTAGTAAGATCAAGTACATGATCACTAAGTGCTGCAACTGCTAATACTGCCTGTGCAATGTTCATCAGTTCTTTTTCCCAAACCTGACCATAATAACCTGCAATCTTATTTCTAATCAGTGTCATAGGGTCAGCACCAGTTAATTCCTTTGTGAAGTCTTTAGCCTTGAATGCTTTCATTCTCTGAATAAGCATACAAGTCTGTTTGTCACCGCTGATTTCAACAGGTGTGTTGTTTGTTTCACCATCGTTGTTCAGTGCTTCCATACCGCTTTCATTTGCGTCAATCGGTTTATAAATTGGAATTGTTGCCACGTTTCCATGCTCACCGATTAAGTCCATAATAGAACTGTCCTGCTGCACGATACCGGAAGCAATGATTGGTGTAGTCCAATAGTCGGCTTCCTGCATCATCCCGGTAAATACTTCTTCATCAAAAGCAAAACCGCCAAAATTTCCTGTTCTTGCCATTTAATTCACCATTTTAACCTTTCTTAGTGTACATTTAACTGTTTGAATAACTCCGGGTTTTCCTCTTTGAGTTTCATTCTTTCGTTGTAACCCATCTTAAGGAACTGTTCTTTGGTAACTGTCTTGTCTTTATCCCCACCCGGCAGGTTGTTTTCAAGAATTTTTCTGTTACCACTCTGCTGCTGATTGCCGTTGGATGCTTCAAACATAGTAGGATGCTGTGTTTTAAGACCTGAAATCAGATCATCTTCACCCTTGATTTTTCCATCATCACCAAGTTTGATTTCACCTTTTTCCTTTGCCTTGAATACAAGATAATCAACATCAACCGCACCTGCTGCAACCAACGCAAATTTCAATGCATTTTCTGTTTTCAGTTCTGCATTCTCTTTCTTAAGGTCTGCAATCTCTGTTTCATATGCAGTGATTTTCTGCTGTGTTTCTTCGTCTTTCCCGGCTGACTTTTTCAGTTCTTCAATCAAGTTGTTTGCCTTTGTCAGTTCTGTAGTCTTACCGGAAAGGTCAGTTTCAAGGTTGGTGTATTTGTCCTTAGACACATAACCACCATCAGTGAGGTTGACCATCTTGATCAGCTTCTCTTTGTTCTTTTCATCACCGTTATAGGCATTGATTGCCTGTACCAGTTCATCATAGGTGATAGCCTTATCACCAAAAAATGCTTTTAAAAATTCCATGTTCTTCTTCCTTTCTCCGTCATGTTTTTATATCCGGTGTCACCGGGAACGGTCAACAGTTTATATCCCATGTTGCAGGGGTCATTTCAGCAGCAGTTTAAACGTCATAAGCCTTTTTCGGACAAAATAAAAGACACCCCTGCGGATGCCTTAAAAATACTATTTAACCCATAGTTGGGAGATAATCAGGATCACCATACCTTTCTACAGTACCAAGTGAATGTGCAACGCTTTCATATTCCTTTTATTCCCCTTTCTGACCTCATATAATGGTCATATAGGTAATAAAAAGCAAAGGTATACAATTCTGTACCTTTGCTTTTTAATACATTATATCGTCAAGTGATAAGTACCCAAGATCATAAACGTCTTTGTTTCCTTCGATACATTCATCAATAATGTCAATGATTTCTTCATCTTCCTGACTTTCAAACGGAATAGTTGGAAAATCATCATTAAATTTTTCCTTATACCTTTCAAGTGCTTTCTGTAATTTCTCATTCATATTATTTTACCCCTTTCAGAATTTCAATGAATGCTTCATAGCTGTTTGGCAAGTACTTCTTCACATATTCCAGTTCAGAGCCACCATTGACTTCTGCACCCATGATGTTAGCCCACATTTCAGATGCAGATTCATAAACCCTACATTCATTCGCTACCTTGCTAAGATTACTTGCATCAATACCAAGTTCTTTATATGCTACCTGTAAACCTTTATGTTCTTTAAGCTGCTTCACTGAATGATATTTACGATTGTAATATTTGTCACCGTGTCCCCAGTTGATACGATGTGAAAGAAGTCCATCAATGGCATCCTGAACACCGCCACTTGCGTCATGATCTCTAAGTTCTTTTTCAACATCATCTGTCAGTATTGATTTCAAAAACTGTCTATCTTTTCTCACAGCAGTCAAAAATTCATCAGAAGAACTTGCCACTTTTGCAAATCGGTTTGTCTGATACTTTGTTTTACTATGAATTGTTTCCACTTCGTTAAAGTGAAGCCCCTCATAATCAGCTTTTGCATCAAAAAAGTGACCGTACTCATGTGCTAATGTTCCGTATTTACTCTTTCCGTTATCAATGTACCTTTGAATAGGGTAAGAGAAAACCAGTTTGTTGTCAGCAGGTCTATAATATCCACTTTTTCCTTTACTGACTCCACTTATTTTATCAGCATACTTTGCATACAGTTTTTGAAGTGATGTATTACTGTGTTCAGTCAGAATCTTCATGTATTCATCGTAATCTGAACTACTCATTGCACCCTTTAGCTTTTGGGTGTATGCCAACACATCATATTCTTTCACATTCATTGTATCAGCATTGTCAGGTAACTTCAAATATTTCTGTTTGAAGTCGTTGAAAGACTGTGTTTTATCCAATCCAAAGAATGCTGCACGTTCTTGTAATGTCTTTAGTTCATCATCGTCTAAAGCCCATTTTGCACGTTGCAGCAGACAACACCGACAGTTGCAGACATTCCTTGCAGAACCACCAACACCCGGTGCTTGCATTTTCTCACCGCCAACATCGAAAGGTTCATCAAGTTCCATGATCTGTCCATCTACTTCTCTGTGTTCCGGTCTTGTCCTACTGTCAAGTGTGGCATCCCACTGTTTGACTATATCAGCACCTTTTTTCTTTGCACCATGCTGACCGTCAAGGGCTGCTTCATTCTGTATTCTATGACCTTCTGTCCGGGCAATCCGTATTGCATTGTTATATGCTTTACGAAAAGGGCTGTTCATACCCTTGGTAATCCTTAATGCCATTTCATTCCAAGTTGAACCGCTTGCAATCCCTCTTGAAAGTTCAGCACGAATTGAACGCTTAAGATAACCCACATCTTCACCAAGTCTGTTGTAAAGACTGTCTGACAATTTACTGTCTGTACGAACTGCCTTGACAACCTGATCTTGGTTGATTGGAACAACCAAAGGTATACCACTAAGATGCAAGTCATAGTACATACCAACATAGCCGTTTATGTACGATTGCTGTAAGTAATCAGCTATTGTTGTAAACTGTCCTTCATGCAGGTCATACAAGATTGATTCAATCTGATCAACCATAATCTGCTGATATTCTTTTTGGTATATGATGCTTTGCAGATTTTCAAGGTCTGTCCTTGCTGACAGTTCCCTGATTTTTTGTTCACAATCCTTTTTCGCCTGTTCATATACCAGTTCTAACAGCTTGATTACTTTCTTTTCATCGTTAAGTTGTGTCTGTTGTACTTCCTTCTGTGCCTTGTTCACCTATTCCACCACCTTCATCATCCGGTATAATAGAATCAAGATCATCTTGCACCTGCTGTACCTTATCAGCTTCATTATCCGGCAACTTGTCCTTCACATCTTCATAATCAATATCAAGAACATCACAAATATACTGAATCGTCAAATCATCACCAAAAATCTGTGCCAGTGATAACAGGGTGTTGATTTGTACCTGTTGTTTCTGTGCTTCTGTAAGTTCATTCTGTTCATTTTCCTGTTCATTACTCATTACTTCGTGGGTGAACTCAAAATAAACATCTGTGATCTGATAATCTGTACCGTTCTGCTGATTGATTTCATCAATGCACACCGCCACGATCTTACGCAAGAACCGCTTGATGTTTCTTTCAAGGTGCTTACATCGCAGATCCAACAGGGAATATGCTGCCTTGATTGCAATATTGGTTGTTGCTGATGTATCTTTCAGACCTGACAAGTTCAACCCCATACCAAAACGATATATGTTCTTTTCATCCAGTTCCAACTTAACCTTCCGGGCTTCATACGGTACATCTACTGTATGTACTTCAATACCACCATCTGAACCGACACCAACAATCTTTTTTGTCTTAAGATTCTGCTGCAATTCATCAAGGTTATTACCTTCAAACCCTTTGACCGCATATAATGGATGATCAAAGTCAATCAGGTTATTGGAAAGACTGGATGCCATAAGGTCATAATCATCAATCAGGTCTTTTACCGCTTTCAGATTGCTGAACTGTTTCTTGTTATTATCCAACCGGAAGAATGGCAAGAAACCAAGTGAATCAATATAGGTGTTATCATCACCGTCAACCTGATACAGTATATGTGGTCTTGGATTTACCTTGGCTTTATCGTCAAGCTGTATTTCCCCTTCATCTGTCTGAACATAATAAACAACCTGTTCATCATCCCAATCCATGATTTTCTTGATTCTGTGACCTTCCTTGTCAACCCGGTCAACATACCAGTAAATTACATGGTCTTTTCCGTCCTCTGCAAATCGTGCTTCTACTTCTACAACACCGATACTGTCAGCACACGTGAATTTCAGCTTGTCAGTGCTGTCTTTCATAGCGTACATATAAGCAAAACCTTTTGTCTGACAGTCTGTAAGCGTTTCTGACAGTTCATCAATAAAATCATCGTTATTATTGAATCTTGCATCAAGTTCACTCTGTAGTTCAGGCACATCACTGAATACAAAACCATCTGAACCTGAAAGAGTGTACTGTGTACCCTGTTCTGTCAGTTCCTTGAAAAATGGGTGTGGTATTCTCACATTTGCACGGCTTGTATCTTCCACAAGCTGACCATCAGAATTAAAGTAAAACATTCTGTAATTTTTAATATCATGGTCACCGTCAAAATACCGTTCGCCTATCCGGGCAAAATGCTTTTTTGTTGATGCTGCATCTTCATCAATGAACATTTTTATTTCTTCTTTTGTTAGCAATTCCAATCACCCCTTCCATAATCTTATCTGTAAGGTCAATGATTTCATCACCATGAACACCAAAGAAATCACACATCTGTTCTTCACCCTCTACCTGATTACCATAAGAGAACCGAAAAGCGTGTACTAATTCATGGATGATAGTAGACCTTGCTACTGATGCAGATAACCCCATTCTGATATTGATGACCTGTCTGTCATACTCACACAATCCCAAATTGTAGTGTTCACTGTCTGGGGTCATCTTTTTTTTATTTCCACTTGTCAATTTCACCTTCCAAATATCATTGTGAATTTTAATATTCATAGTTTCTATTACCTCATAATTTTCTAGTACAACCAAGTCTTAGGTTCGTAAAATGCAAGTGTAATTGAATCAGCAATATCAGGACTTCCTATTCCTCGCTTTTTCATATCATCCTTACTCTCTAGTTGAATTTTGCCTTTTGATGTTATTTTTTTACGTCTGTTTGACAACTGTTTTATCATTTCATCATCATAAGGTAACTCAATGACTGGTTTACTTTTTTCTTCCTGCATCATACAACTAAAATTTTCTTCTAATGCGTCCCTTAATTCTCCCCATATCTGTGAACCAAGATTAGCATAATAATCATCCGTAGCCGTTGAACCGTTATTTACCGGAACAACTACATAGGGAAGTTTTTCTTCTCCAACAACTTCCTTTAATCTATCTGTCACACCGCCACCAACACCAGTATCATCTATCTTTATGATGCAGCGTTTTAATTTTGGATATTTCTGCATATATTCCTTACAGGTCAGTATTACATTCCCTGCGGTTTCCATTGTGCTCTTTTTTGAATACTTTGTGAATGGAAATATTTTTCCGGCTATTCTTGGTGTAATAACCGTCTTATCGTCACCGAACCGGGCAACATCACAACCAACATGAAGTATGTTGGAAGTTGTTATTTCAGATTCTTCAATCGAATTATCACAAGCAAGTTCAACTGTTTCCATTGAAATCAATGAATCAAGTGCACCTTTGGGAAAATCACCATAAATTCGTACCCTTGCAACATCCGAATCCTTACCATATTTTTTTAAAAGCATTTCTATATTTTCTTTACTGGTACGTTTAGAATCCAATGAACTTACTTTATATGTTTTGAATTTATCTCTGTCAGCATTATGTGAATCATAAAAAACCCCTTCCAATCGGTTAGGGTTTCCACACATCAGCAACCTATTATCTTTACCAGTAAGTGTACCAAGTATTGCTTCCATAATCGGATCTGCAACACCTGATGCTTCATCTACTACAATCAACATGTGATCTTCGTGAAATCCCTGCATATTTTCCGGTTTAGTTGCAGTCTTAGCGGTGGCAAACCATCGTTCTTCATCACCAATCATATAAACTTTTGTCTTAGTCCACTTTAACAAGTCTTTTACTTTGCTACGATTTAACCATTTTGCGATTTCAGCCCATAGTACATCATATAACTGTTGCATAGTAGGGGCTGTTGCTATCACTCTTGAATAAGGTCTACAGGTAAGAAACCAAATAATAGTTCCGGCTTCCAATGCCGTCTTACCTACTCCCTGCCCTGATCTGACTGAAACTTTAGGATGTATTACTAAATCATTTATTACCTTTTTCTGCCAATCATCCGGATTCATATCAAGAACATCTTCAAAGAAAGCTACTGGGTGATCGTAATAATAATCAAGTATTTCCAAAAAATCATTCATGTTTTTCAGCCCTTCTTTTAGCAATCTCAATGATAGCTGTTTTCCAGTCTGTAGCAGTTGCATTTGCATCTGCCTTTGATTTCCCCTCTAGTTCCAAATAATCCTTGATCATGTTTTTTAAAGAATCTACAGCTTTACTTTGTGCTTTTAAGAAATTAGCCTGTTTATCCCATGCCTGCTGTACTTCCCACTTTTCAGAAAATGTTTCACCTGAACTTTCAGCAACTCTTTCAATAGTCTTATCATTTCTATCTTCAACAAACATAATCTGTTGTGCCCGGATGATTGCAGCGTATTGTATCTGAATTGCATCCCAAATCAAATCAAGCGGTGATTTTTCTACCAGTGAATCAATAATATCAAGTGATTCTTTAGGTAAATACTTTGAAAACAGTCCATGCTTGATTGCATTAGTGTTTTTTTCGGGTGCACCAGAACCAACTGCGTTTTTGTTATTCGGTTGACCACCCCTTTTTCCATTTCGAACGTTCGTTATTTTTTCTGAACGTTCACCACCCCACTTATATGTGCTTTTCCATCTTCTGATAGTACCTGACGGAACATCAAGTTTTTCAGCAATATCCTTTAATTTCAAGCCTTGCCTATACAAGGCAAAGGCTTCATCAACTAATTTATTCTTTGCCTTTGGCAAGATTTTCACCTCTATTCGTTTGTTTTGAAAATCAACTCACTTATCATAAAATGTCTGTTTTCATATATCATTTTTATAACAAAAACTGCTGCAAGGTAGGAGGTTCACCGGGTGAAAAGTCCGGCTATAAAGCACCCTTGCAGCAGATAGACAATAAGCAAAATAAAAATTGCAGGTTATTAATATGAAATAACCTGCACAATTTCATTAGTTTACATGATAGCCTTAAAATAAAGATATTTCAACATACATGATGTAGCAACAAGTGGCAAAAAGTGGCATTTATAGGAAATATGTTAAATTTTTATGCGTTTCTTCAAATGCTACAAGTGCCTTTTTATGTACGTCACGTACAAAACGATATGATTTCTTCATTTCAGCGGCAGTAATTTTTAAACTTTTTTGTTGAACATAAACTCTGTACAACACTTTTATGTAATCTACTTGATGTAATTCCCTAATTTCCCTGATAATCTGTTCTTTTGCATCAACAAATTTATCTATTCGTGCATTAATGTGTGCATCAAGTTCAGTATAACGTACAACATCAGAACATAATCTGTCCCCGACAGCAGAAGTTTGTACACGTTCCCGGCTGTAATCAATACCGCCTGTACTCATAGCATTTAGTTTCATCTCTGACAATCGTTCTATGTCCTGATTGATAGCTTCATCTATCGTTCCTAGCTGACTAAGGTACTGTTCAGCAGTCAAATATTTCTTTTTTTCGCTCATTCTTACCTTCCTTTCTCAAAAACTACTGTTCAACTACGGTTAAAAACAACCTAAAAAATACTGCAAAGCCTTGATTTTACTAATGTTTACACTTAACTACGCTTACACTTAAATTCTATATTCTTATATTTTTACTTTTTTACACTATACTATAAATCAATAAAAGTAAAAATATAAAGAACTCACTCTTAACCGTAGTCAACCGTAAATACTGCATAAATAAAGGATTTTAACCGTAGTTTTAACCGTAGTTAAGTGTAACTTGAACCGTAACCACTACAACCGCAATACCCTTTGGTCACCCGTTTTTATTCTGTTCTTCCAACGCTGCAGCTTATATTGTTCCAAATCTTTTGTGTCAATACCATCATACATAAAATCTGTCACCTTTGATAATAAACGAACATCACCAATTTCTTCTACCAAATTATCAAATGCATCATTTTCAGTTACAGGTGTAGGGTTTTCCTTCCTCATTACCCTACTTAATTTTAAAGCTGCTTTTGCCAATTCCGTACATTCTTCTGCCAGTTGTTCCAGTATTGCGGATTCTCCAATTTTATCAATAATTTCTTTCATCTGAATATTCTCCCTGATTTCTTGTGTTTTAAAGTTACCCTTCCGACAATCTCAAACCCGGCAAGGTCTACAAGTAGTCGAAAAGACTGTATGACTTTGTGGTTCAGCTTGTCAATGTCTTGTTCTTCTTTCTTCACGTGTCCCATTGCCACACCTGCGGTTGGGTCAACATATCCTTCACAATTTTTATATCCCATATTTATCAATTCCTTTCCAAAATATTATTTATGATTACTCTAAACATTTCTTCAAATATAGGTACAACTATTGAATTTCCGGCTTGATGATATAACGTCCTATTCATTCTTCCCGGCTCAACTTTACAAGTTGATTCTGCCTTATAATAATCTTCATCAGAATATCCCATTAACCGCCAACATTCCAATTCTGTCAAGTATCTGTATTTTTCATTACCACAGTCAATAACTTGTGCCGGAGTTCTATCCTGTCTAGTAGTAATTGTATTTGCGTAGTCTTTAATAATCGTTGCCCTTCTAATTCCTTTTTTACCGATTGAATTATATACGCTTGGTTGTGTAACCATATAGCAATCAGAAACATTACCTGATTCAAGAAAAGTGGAAAGGTGCCGCATAGGTCTTTTACACATTAAGTTAAAATCAAAAGGTTGATCACCTAAAACCGATACAGTAAAACATCTTTTACGTGCTTGTGGTATTCCATAATCACGAGCATCTAATATTTTATAATTATTTGTATAGCCTAACATCTTCATGTAATCTAAATAACGGTTAAAGTTATGAATCATGTGTTTTGATAAAACATTCTTGACATTTTCCCATATCACAACAGTTGGTTTCCATGCCCCCATTTGTTCAATGATGTGTACCGTTTCCCACATTAGTGATGATCTTGTTCCTGAACCTTCATCTGCACCTTGTCCCATATTGATTCTTCCACCTGCTGCGGTTGCTTTCCCTTGGTGTCCTGCAATACTAAAATCCTGACAAGGTGAACCATGAATTAAAATATCGGGTTGTAGATTCCACCCAACAACAGTCTGTGGACAATATGCAGCTTCCTGTTCAAACATTGCATTGTATGACCTTACTGCTTTTTCATCAATTTCCACATAATCAATAGATTTTACTGAGACACCCATATTTTTTAATGCAACTCTTGGTGAACCTATTCCACCAAACAATTCAAGAATTTGTATTGTGTCCTTCACTAACCTAATCACCTCTTATCATGTTATCCCATTCACAATCATGCTCCTGATACAATAAATCAGAATCAAGTAACCGCAAAACACCATTTTCTATTTCCGGGTATGCTTCATACTGCATGATTGCCTTGTTAGTTCTGTCATATAAAATAACTGTCATAGGTTCAGTGAACTTTGGACTATTCACTGAACCTAGAACATAAGCACCAAAAAATATACCTATGACGGCTATCCATTTCAATTTATTTTTCATCCTTTTCACCGCCTTGTAACTGTAATTAATTTCTTGGACAATGATCACAATCCCCAAAAGATGCACCAAAGCACCCATAACAATTATAGCAATCATCTTCTTTTTCCTGAATTTCAGCGTTTTTTCCTACTATACACAAGGCAAGGGTAGCAACACCCACTACACCACCAATGAATAAAGAAACAACACTAACAATTACATAACTCATAATCTCACACCTTTCTAAAAACCCTAACTGCTTTTTTGCTTATTGTAGTTACTACTGTTTCAAGTCCCAGTCTTTTATTGATCTGCTTACTAAATACAATATTTGACATAGGTTGCATACTGTTTTCCGCACAAAATACCTGATACCGCTTATACACATCAGCGGTTGGTTCATTTTCAATCATTGCAATACCACAATCATCAATAAATGCTTTAATCGGGTTATTTTCATTTTCATATTCTTCTACTTGTTGCTGAACCTTTTCAGAATGTGTGAACTCATTATTTTCAATGATTCTTTTCAGTCCTTCCACACCAACTCGGATTAAGTATTCTATTGAACTTTGTTCAACCAGTTCATACTTGATGTAAGGATTATAGTCAGGGTCAAGTGTTCCATCCGGCAGGTACTTTGAAAATCGTGCATTGAATGGGATAATCACTAATCTTCTAAGAACTGCCCCAGTCTTGTCCTTCATTCTTGGTATGTCATTTGCACTGAACAAAAGTTTGATGTAAGGGTTGAACTCAAAAGGGTCTTGTCCTTTCCGTTCTGCTTTGATTCTATTCCCGGTAACCACTTTTTTGAAGATGCTGACCTGCGAACCCTGCAAGAAATCATCACCAATATCATCACCGATATTTGCCAGTTTCCCAAACATCATAGAAGTGTTGAACCTGTCACCCAGTTCTTTCAGGTCAAGGGCTGAAATATTCTCTTCACCCAATACAGCTTTTACCATATCAAGAAAGGTAGATTTACCATTGCTTTTATCACCTGTCAGAATAAAGGCTTTTCCTAATTCATTTCTTCGATAAAAGCAATAACCAATACATTCTTCTAACAATGCCCGGATTGGTGCATCATTGCAAGCCAATTTATTTAATGTACTGTCTGTGAGTTCGTTGTAAGCATCCGGCACATAATCCCAAGGGATGCGATTTGTCACAACAAGATCAGGACTGAAAGGCTGCATCTTCCCTGTAACAACGTCAAGTATTCCATTATTGAAGGCAATATATCTTGCATCTGATTGATTGCGTTCATCAACAATCAGTTCCATATACTCTAATACTTCTTTTCTTTGTGCTTTTTTTAGATTTGGTATCTGCTGAATCATTGCTGTTTCAATGGTCTTGTACCCGTTTGTATATGTACCATCTTTATAAATGTGCAACTGATTATTAATTTTTACTACATAGCAGTTATTTTTTAGGTAAGTGGCAAAACGGTCAAACAAAAATGTTTTGTCATGAAAGAATATTGGTTTTTGAAATGCTTCATCCCTAAGAATCACTTCCAGTTCTTCCTCTAATAATGATTCCTTTAATACAAATCTGTTTAATATTCTGATAGCTTCCCTTGTTTCATCCACGCTGAAATCATTAGACTGCAAAGTAAGAATATAATTGAACAATGCCTGATTTCTACCATCACCTGCATCCATATCAAGAAAATCGACTGCTGCACGTACCGGGAACAACCACTTTGGCACTTCCTGATATGTTCCACCTTCTTCAATGTCCCATTCAATAAAGCGTTCTTCCCCATCAATCTTTAAAATCTCATAAGAAGTACGTGAACCAAGTTTAATATCAGCCGTCAGACCTATTGCAAGTGGTGCGTGGGTACGATTTCTTGTTATACTGCTATTTTTGAACAGGAAGTGTCTACCCCTACTGGTACAATACACCCGGCAATCAAGCTGATATTCTTCTACAATATTCATCAATATTTCTGACTGTTCTGTATCATCAATATCTATCAAAATTGTATCATCAGCTAATACCCCGGCATATCCCGGTAGATTCTTCACTTCTTCAAATGTCCTGAATGTTGTTCTGTTTTTAAAGGCTTCAATAGCCGCTTTCCCTTTACTTTTGATGTAGCCTTTATAAAGCATATCGTCACCACCTAACTGAATACTTCTGAAAGCAGCTTTTCAAAAAATATACGATCACGCATTGTATCATCAAATTCTTTTTTACTGTTTCGCATTTTTTCTTTTACCTTTTTCAATTCTTTTCTGCTATTTTTCACATTTTCATGATAGTGCTTGTAACCATCACTATTTTTCTTATAACCTGATCGTAACTGTACCCATCTGCTCAATTCGTGTTCGGTCTGTTTCACTTCTTCTTTACATCTCACATGGATGGTTGCCCACGTTTTAGCAATATCATCAAGACCCTTTAACTTTTGTTCAATGTGCTTTTGAATCTGTTCAGTTAGTTCAGGGGTTTCACTTCGTTCAATCAATTTTAGCAATTTTCTGACCTTTGCGATTTTCCTGCAAGAAAGAAATTCTTCTAAATGAATCAGCATTTGACCATGATCGTATTTAATAATTAAGTCTGTCATTTTTATCACCTCACTTTATACCGCAACACCAAACTGACTTAACCGCCTTTTAGCTGCATCAATATACCATTGTTTATCAAGATTTTTTGGGACTTTTACCCCATCACAAACCGCATCATTGTACAGAAAACAATGGTCAGGTGTATCTGCAAATTTTTCAGGTTTTCCACGTTTACCGCCCCCTTTCAATAACCGTCCATCTTTTAAATCATTGGATGCAAAAACTCTGTAACACTTGTATGTGTATTTTACAGTTTCAGGATATTCATATAAGGTTTTAATAACCCTTACTCCTGTCTTACGTTCTACCGGGGTGCAATGTTCGTGTTCCACCCATTTGTATTTATCGGACAATTTCACTAATTTTTGAAACATAATCAATTCATCACAATTATTAATAGTCTGATCAACTGGTGTTCCATGTACCATATAATCAACCAATGCTTTGTTCAGTATTGGCAAATCATAATCTATTGGTGATAACTCTTTCAGATACTTACCGATTCTTTCAACACCACCATCAATATCAACCCATAGATAATTATTCACATCTTTCTGATAGATTTCATGTATGCAGTCAAGTTCTAAAAGTATCTCACACTTATTAGTGGAACAACGCTGTTCCCACTCCCAACAAATATCATCCATCATGTCAAAGGCTTCCTGTGTGTCCGGCACCTGAACAATCAAACCATCTGTATTAGACTGAATCAGCTTGAATCCCGGTATTACTTCTAAATGCTCTATTAAATCAAGCAGCATTAATTGACCATTGATGCACATACAGTTATTATTACGTGGATCGTATGCTGCATTACTTTCATCTTTCATACCACCTGAAAGTGCGTTCAACATTTTCTTATATGGCAATTGTGCCTTTTTCCATTTTTTAGCTTCTTCCTTTGTGGTGGCATGGGTTTGCTTATATTTCAGAGCCTTTCTTGTCTTATAAACCTTTGTGTAGTTATCATTGGTTGCTGCCCTTGTGACCAACCCCCACGCTATCAGCATAGAAGGATAATAGTTGTTTACGTCTACATGATACAAAGCACCTCTAAAATAAGATGGTTTTTCTGTTGCCCCATGTAAACCACCAAAACCAAACGTGTGAGGGATTCCGGCAACCATTAGGTCAAGACTTTGTGCTTTATACCATGCTTTTTTTGCAGCTTTATCATAATGCTGTACCTCCAAGGACAATGCTTCCTGTCTTTTCTGTTCAAACCAATCCTGCACGTATTTGTATTTTTTTAATTGAATGCAAGGTAAGAAGAAAAATTCAAATTCATCATCCCATGATCTTCTTTCACACCCTAACACCTTTGCAGTTATACGTGCTTCACTATCACCTATATTTGAAAGATTTACCATATCCGGGAAAGCATTTACAATTCCACGCATTGCTTCAAATTCATCCACCTTTTGCATGAAAACTTTTATAGTTTCTTCTACATCATGCTTACAGTAAAATACTGTTTGTTCAATTTCCTTTGGTGTCAATTTTCGATTTATATTAAATGGTACTTCGGTTTCCTTGATATTTGAGCCAAGAAACCCTTCCAATGTTTTCAAACCAACCGGGGGATTTGGCATAACATCATAATTGATCATGTGAACTTTATTAAAAGCCCTTGAAAACTGCCATCCCTCTTTTTTATCCACAATAATGTGATCATTTACTTTTTTAGGGTCAAGTCCCAATAAAATAGCTTTCATAATATATTGGTCATAATGTCTATTGTTATACCCTACCCATATATTATTTACATTTGCTTCATATAGCTGTCTAAGTTCCTTTGGGTTATTAATAATCACATGAACAGATTTTTTCACCATATCAACGAAAACAGCAAGCCAATCATACTTAAAAACCTCAAAATCGTAGAATATCATCATTTCACCTACTTTTAAAAAGGCAGTGGGGGGGGATAATTGCACCCAACCGCACCGCCTGACTTTATTTCATATTTCTAACAGTCAAAAACCTCATTGATTGTGATAGGATTGAATTTTTTTGCAGCATAGTCAACTTCTGCTTCAACCTTACCCTGAATTTCCTGAAAAATATCAAGGACACATCCGGCAAAATCTTCATAGTTGATAAACTCCGGTACTGTTTCCGTTTCCAGTTTATCAAGCCATGTGCATACGGACTTAATTGCCTGCCCGTCTGTCCACTTCGGAGAACTGTTGCCGCTGATCACACGATTGAAGAAGATCATTCTTCCCTTATGTTCGCCCTCTTTAATCTTGCACTGCACCGCAAACATCAGCTTGTCTTTCGCATTTGTCAGCTTGATCTCCATTTTCTCAAATCCAACAATATATGTACCATCCGGCACACCATCAAATGCGGATGCATCTGCTTCTGCAACTTCTTTCTGTAATTCATCCAAGTTCACCTTGTTATCAAATGCTGTAAAATCAATAGCCATAATTATTCACCTTTTAACCTTTCTTATAAAATCCTCATTAAAATAATTCCAATCACCAACTTATCTTGTTCTTCTGCGTCTTTGACCCCTTACTGGTGTTTCAGGTGGGTTCATTGCATCCTCAAGCGGTTCAGCCGGGGTTTCTGCATCTTCCGGTACTTCATCCGTTGCATTTTCCGGTTCAACAGGTGTTTCAGCAACCCTTTCTTTCCGGGTACGTCTTGGTGGTTTCTGTAAATCCGGCTTTGGTACACTATCGGCAATTTCAGCAGCTTCATCAAACGGTACTTCTTCCTGTCCCGGAAATGCTTCATCAATCGCTTCATCCACCGCTGCCATGTGGTCAGCAATCTTCTGTTCATTTTCAGCCTGAACTTCTGCACGTGATTTTCTTTCACATTTTTTTGGCGGTTCTTCGGATTCAGAAGGTGTTGGTGTTGTAGTGGTTTCTGTTTTCTTTCTTCCTGCCCTTGAACGTCTACCGTTTGCATCCGGCTTTTCAATATCCGCTGCAACTTCCTGATCTGCCTGATTCATTTCATCATCAGATTTGTAGTCACCCAATTCATAATAGTTTCTGATCTTGTCTACTACATAATTCAGATCATTGTCAATCGCATAAGCCGGAAACATACCAAGCGGTGATTTTACAGTATCTTTTCCGCTGTTCTGCGTATAGAAATAATACTTTGCTTCATTTACCCCTGTTCTAAGTACAACTGTGAAAAGCCCTTCAATTGTAATCTTTTCACGCAACAGTTTCCCAATCAGCTTAACAGTAGTCAGCCCATTATCTAATGTTTCTAAATGGGTCATATAAACCACTACAACATCATCAGGAAGGTCTTTGCAGCAATCAATGATTTCAAAATAATTTGCACCAAAATCGTTGTACTTGTCCCATCCAGTTTCTTTGATACGGTTCATGTATGGGACTGCGAGAATATACTGGAAGTCATCCACCACAATCAACTTCTTACCTGCCGCCGCCTGTTCTTTCATATATTTCACAATCTTCCGGGCATCTGTTTCATTATTCAGCATATCAAAGTGATTTTTAAATGGTAATGGTTTCCCTACTGGATTGACTACTGCTGTGATTGCGGCATCACAATTTCTTAAACTTGTACTTTTTCCTGTACCTGATTCACCCATGATCAAAACTTTCTGTGCCATACTTATTTATCCCCTTTCTTGAACTTGCTGAACAGTCTTGCAAAGAAATTACCCTGTTCTTTCATTACCTTCTGCTGTGATACCTTTGCAAACTGTTTTGCCTGAAAGCGTTTAGCAGTAGAAACCTTGTTTCTATAACTTCTGTGACTTCTGATTCTGTGATTTTTCGCACTACTCATTTTCTTCATCCTCTCTTTCATAAATATTTAATGCATAATCAACTTCTAACGGTCTACCACCAACAAATTCTTCTTTCAACTTTCCATCTTCAAGGCTGATGATCAGTACACAATTATTAAAAACGCATACAAATGAATCACCATCTTCAAGTTTGGCATCTTGACCGTATTTTTCTTTAAATGCTTTAAAGGCAAGTTCTACTGCTTTTTGAATATCACTCATTATTCCTCACCACCTTCTTCATTACTCCCTTCAATAATCCTACTAGCCCACATATCAGCCCAGTGTAAAATCATATACAACTGGGTTTCGTGACCCTTAATTCCATAATTTGCAGTATCATATAAGCCGTCATGGTATCTAATAGCAAATTCTTCTTCTTCGGTTAAATCAATAAACAGAGTTGCCAATTTGATTGAACGGGTTGCGTGATCAAGTGGTAATAAATCCGGGTTGCGTTTCCACGGTTTTGCTTCGGACTGTTTATATTTCTGTTCCGGGTTCGCCTTAGTTGGTCTACCATCTTTGATCATATTTGGTACATACATCTGCTTACCATAGTCCCCACACTTGCCAAGATCATGAAGCAATGCAACAATGATCACACTTTCCTGAATCTCGTTATAGGCTGCACCACCAAGAAGGGCAACACCAATTTTTTCAGCACAAAACATTACATTGACTGAATGTGCAGCAAGTCCACCCTTTTCAAATGAATGGTTGCCTCCGGATGCAGGTGCTTCAAAAAATCCAATTTCACGCATATAGGAAATCAAATCAAGAACACCATCCCTATTAGTCTTTAACAATGCACTTCTGATAATATCAGGGTAATTATATTCAACCGCTGTTGCTAATTCATTTGCACCTTCTGTTTCTTCAACTGTTACATCAACTGTTTCTTTTTTTGCCATGTTTCTATTCTCCTTTTAAAATTTTATTTTCAAAGTGTTTCCACTTTGTTTTTAAGATATTGTAGTTATACGCTGCATTCGTTTTATCTTCTTCAATGATACAAAGGATAAGGTTCTTAAAAACTTCCAAGTATTCCGGGTAAAGTAATACAGCAATTCCACTTGAATTATCAATCTGTCTAAGATTCACAAGCTGTAAAGATGAAGGTTTCCCGTTTGTTCCTTTCACTTCACAACCAATAAATACACCGCTTACACAAATCAATATGTCTGGTATTCCTGATTTTTGGAAACCACCGCCCCAAATTTTTACATACCATCCCTTTTGTGGTACTACCATCTTGTCTTTTCTATATCCTGCCGGATAAATACCGACTGAATGAAACCATCTTTTGATACGATTTTCAAAGTTTTTCTCTTCTGCCATTAAAATTCACCTTTCTTTTTCTGTCTTTCATAATACCGTTCAGTATCATAAACATAACCATTTGCATATGCCATCAACCAAAGGAAAAAACAATTTACAAGTATGATTACTACGGGTTGCCATGATATAATTACATCCACCAAACACATCCAAAACAGCAGACTTGCTAAATTCATCCAAATCAACACTTTCAGGACTGTGTTTTTCACTTTTCTAAGTACCCTACGAACTTTTAAATAATTCATCTGTCAATTCCTTTCCTTCCTGCAACGCTGCAAAATTTTGTTCTTCAAAACTACCCTTAACCAATAAGTAATAGTAGAAACATGGTCTATTCTGACCAATACGGTGAATACGTTTTTTTGACTGTTCCCATAGATCACAAGACCCTTTTCCAAGTGGTAATGTGTAGTAAATAATTTTGTTTGCTTTTTGATAATTACCACCCATTGCCCCGGCTTGATATTGAACGAACAAGACACTATTGGAAATTTCTTCATAGGCATACATTGACATTCCAGAGCCATTCACATAGCTTACTTCCCTACCAAGTGATTCACATATTTTTTTCAGTCTGTTCAGTTCTTCGTTGAAATTGTAAAACACAATCAACCTATCTTCTGTGGATTCCAATAAGTCCCGGAACGCATCTAGTTTTTCCTTATGATATTGACCGCAAAGCTGTCTTGCATATAATGTTTTTGTCAGACTGTTATCCCCGATCAATTCAACCGTTGGTGTCACATCATTACCTTCAAAGTCTGAATCATCTTTAAACTGACAAAGATTCAATGTATCAAGTAACAAGTAACTATTTTTGATGAAGTGTCTGTATTCTTTAGTAGGTTTCAAGAAAATCTTTTGTTCAATCTGTTCAGGTAGTTCAATTACTTCTTCCGTTTTCATGAATACCGCACCATATTCTGCAAGTTTTCTTTTCAAATGTTCAACATTTTTGTACCCTATTACAACTTCACGTTTGAAATCTCCTACATCAACCCATTCTGTATCAACATAGCTGTTCCAAAAGGCTTTTTTGCTAATAGTCCAACCTAGCAATTTAAGCTGCGACCATAACCGTTCATACTTTCCGGCTGTCGGT